CAGGACTTTCCGGATTCTTGTTAACGAGCGAGTTACCACCAGCACCTGCATTCCAAGCAGAGAACTGCTTAGGAGCCTTAGCGACAGCACCAATAGTGCTACCCATGTAGCTACCGTCCTGCACACGATTAAGAATAACGTGTGCAACAGCAGCCTGCCCTTCTGAGGATTCGCCAGCAGCTTCACCCAACACAGTGCGGATAAGGATGTCACGATCTACAGGAGTAGCAGCAAAGGTCGTGCGAACCTGTCCCGGAGACAGAGCCAAGGGTTGACCCGGTGTACGCACGGATGCGTCACTGTTAGCCCGACCACCACTGACAATGCCATTTTCGAACTCAACACCAGCGCGCTGCTTATTGTATTCGTTGTTAGCATTGAAGTGAGTAGAAGCAAGTCGCGGACCAAGGTCATCGAACTGAGCCACATACAGCTTACGGATAGCAGGATCGTCAGGCAGGTTCTTCATAAACTCTGCGCGACGCTGCATCATACTCTGCTTGTACGTCTCAGGGTCCATCTCGAAGCCGCTTGCCTTAATAGCAGCCTGCTCTTTGAGGAACCATGTGTTCGCCTTGTCTACAACATTCAGAGCCTCCCAGCCCTGCCTTACATACAGATTACCGTTCTTAGCAATCTCTTCTTCCGTAGCACCCTGCATGAACTTCATCTTACCTTCGGCGACGAAGTCATCCTTCTTGGATTCGATGAAGCCACCTAGGGCCTTCTGCAAACCATCGAGCGCTCCGATAGTAGTACGCGCCTGATCGAACTGTGCGTGCCCTGCGTCTTGCCCCGGGTTTCTAACCGAGGTAAGAGCAAGGTTCCGCTCAGGAGCCACCTGCCCAACATTAAGCGCAAGTGGATCGCGCACCACCGCGCGTGTATCTTGAACAGCCATATGGCCTCCTTATAGTTTCTGTTTCGTGATTGCCCCGATCATGTCTGTAGCAAAGCCAAGGATGGCAGTACCGGCAGAAGGACTAGGGATCGACTTAAGATTGAGCTGCATCTGTGTCTGCATATCAGACTGAATACGCTGGTTGTCGAGAACGACTTCCTGCATATCCTGATCGCGTTCAATAGAGCCACGCTTACGGGCAGCATTGCGTCCAATGTCCATAAGGACCATGTCCACACTACGCCCCACTGTTCCAGACGCAGCAGCTGAGACCTCTGCACTTGCCTTGGTAGACATCTCAGACATCTCGATGTTAAACATCTGCTGCTTCACGCGATCACGCGACATGTTCTCATTCGTAGTAATAGCGTTCTGGTTCATAGCGTTCTGGAGCTTAACCATCTTATTGTTATAGGCTTGCCACATACGGTCTTGCTTGGCCTGAGCAGCGGCAACTTGATAGTTGCCATACTGCTTAGCCGCGCTAGCCACTGCCTGCATGCCTAGACTACCCCAATCAGCCATTAGGTCTTACTTCCTTGTCCGTTAGAGATACGCTTTCCTCGCTTAGTGAACTGACCCACCCACTCAATGTCAAGCATTGTCATAGGCAGATGCTTGTCTGTAAACAGGATCACATCAGCTCGATCAGTCTGATCGCGGAAAGGCATGATGAACTTATCGTCGCTAAGAGCAGTCTCACCGATGACATTACCGATGTCACCAACAATACGCGCCTGATAGCTAACGACTTCTGAGTCACCGTACTTGCTCTTAAGCTGCCCATTGATATCACCAGACTTGTCCAAAGACACAATCAAGTGCTTAATGCGTAGCTTGCCTGTAGCCATGACCACACCATCCTGATCTTTGATCTGAGGCATAGTCGGACGGTACATACTCATGAAGCGCGTACCAGCAATAACTGTTCCGCCTTCCATGTCGTACTTAAGATGCGCGATGTACCAATCATTCACAGCATCGTAGGTGACATTCGTTACAGGGTTGTTCATACCCGGATTAGGACACCCGGACCCTTGAATGACTACGAGTCTATCCTGCCAGTTGACAGCATAGCGATCATACGGAAGCACGAATGCAGTATGACAGTCAGTAACGTCATAGCGCTGATCTGTATGGATCACGTACCCAACATCGTCAACGTCCACAGCATCCAGTGACTGCCTGAGCATGAAGTAGTCGTTCCCGTCTTTAAGGACGAGGTAGATAACTTCCTCATCGAAGAAGCTGAACACTACTTCGTAATCATACTGCCACTTGCTCCATGCAGACTGCAACTTCTTCTCATCTTGCCACAAGTATTGGTAGCAGTATACAATGTCCCTGTTCTCATCCGTATGGACGAGTAGAGTATCGTAGTTAGACGAGGAAGACATCTTGACAACCCTGCCCGGCATATACTTCTTAATATGCTGAGTAACGGGACGAGTGTCGTTAATGTCTGCGTTGCCCTCAGTGAAGAACTCACGCACTCCAGTGAAGCGACCATAGTTCGTAGCAAAGAAGATGTTGCGGCCAGCCGGCTGCGGCCTAGCATTAAGCTCCGCCTCGAAGGCAGTGGTTAGCACTAGCGTAGCGTTAGCTGGCGTAATAGCAGAGCGCCCGAACGTGACGAACTGGCCCTTCGGGCTAAAGATCACCAAGTCTCTATTATGCGGCACAGCCGCGAGCATGGCACTAGCTTCAACTGCTGTAGAGCTAATGTCAATCGGATCGCTATCGACAAGCGTACTCGCCGAGCCCATCCAGAAGTCCTCGAACCTATTAGTCCGACTCATGCATACAAACGATCCAGAGAGAATGACCAACCTAGATTGAAAGGTCGAGACGTCTCTGATAGTGTTACCAATGAAGCTTGGTAGAGGATTAGAACCCTCTGTTCCAACACGCCGTTCTTTCCAAGCGCCCTGCCTAATGTCGAACGTATCCGTATCAGGATCGTACTCAAGCACATGCGGCATGGTGGCGTTGTTCAGCAGATACGGCACATCCGAAGAAGTGCTCTCCTGCCAGTAACCCTTCTGTCCGAAACCAGTACCTAGAGGTGCGGTATCGTAAGGCTTCTCTAGCTTGAACTCAAGGAACAGATCATCATCTGGGTCTGTCTCTGTAGCAACGCGCGAGAGATAACCAATCGGAGCGATGCGAGGCAGATCAGCAGTATCAGACACCTGATCCGTCATAGTCTTCATGTTGATGTTTCCCGAGTCATCCGAAGATGTCAACGAGAAGTCACCAGCACTATTCTTCTGTATCCAGATCACGTCCTCAAATCGAGTGACTGCGTATCCAGCACCAGCAAGAGCGCCGCTTCCGTACATTGATGAACCTGCACCATCTGGAGTGGTCGTTCCAGAGTTCACAGTCATAGCCTCGAACAGTCGCTGAGCAATCCAAGTTGTACGAATAGAGTTGACATGACTGGCAACCGATCCGTCCGGCGGACGATACATAGCGATGCGCGTGCCATTGAAGTTGATGCTGTACTCTCTACCATACTGTCCGCCCAGCACCTGCACGATACCCATAGGATACGCACCCGGTCCCTTGTTGGCAAACGGCTTAGTAGCTGTCAGCATTTCAGCAATGATACTATTGTTGGCGATGATGACTTGGTTCTCTACTGTACCGAACGTTAGCTTACCTGTGCCACCTAGATAGGTAGCCACCGAAGCGTCTAGAACATTAACAGTCTTGTTGTTACCGTCCAAATCTCGGACAGTGACAGTGTTATCGTGCACAGCAAGGATGAACCTATCCGCTGTGCGTGTTTCAAAATTGTGCCACCCTCGCAGGTTAGCTGTAGAGACTAGCCCACCAATCAAATCACTGGGAGCGCGTCTCGACAGCCCGAGTACCGGATCAGACGAGAGATTCAGCTGTTCCGTACATTGCCCACCGAGACGATCTCGGATAGGCTGCTGACTAACGCCCTGCAAGAGCGATTGAAGTGAGCCGTCTACTTTCACCTTCCACCTCCCGGAATAAAGGGATTGCCTGCATACCCGCTACCAGCGCCATTGCCCTGAATACGGTAAAGCAGATTCTGAGCCGCAGGAGACTGTAGAGAGTTCGTGTTCATTACACGCATGATCTCTGCATTCAACGCAGCCTTAGCTTCATCAACTCGATACTGCAATAGACTTGCCTTAGACGTGTCTCCATCATCGTCCACATAATACTGCACAGCAGCGTAGTGCTTAAGATAACGTTGAGCCACAGGAGGAATATCTTCGATATCAAGTCGTACGACAATGTCTGCTACCAGAGGCTTTCCGATGTTGAACGTGTTAAGCACAGCGTCGTAAATCTTCCCGGACCTGCGGACATATCTCATCTTCGCGCTAGCCTTAGACTGCTGCAATACCTCAGCTGTAATCTGAAATGACAAGCACTCATTTGGCAGTAGAATTTCGCCACGGTTGTCATGAACCAGCGTCTGGTTATAGTTCGTATTGAACCAGTAACCCTGCAACTGGAAGTCCAAGTCATAGCCATCGAGAGCCTGCACTGCTTGGAACACAGAAGGATGTCCCGTCTCCAGAGTCAGGACACGACGTTCGCCGACTGTAGCCAGCATATGATTAACGATTGAACGTTTGGTTTCCATGTGATCCTCGCAAAAATAGGGCCAGCGCAAATGAATGCACTGACCCTAAATGGATTACGCCTTGAACACAGCGCCGCAGGTATCGGGACGATTAATCGCGACACCAAAGGCGAGGAACGAGTCGATGAACCACTGCTTCTCTTCCTTCGAGAACCAGACATCGCTCGTAAGCGGAATGGTCTCACCAGCGAGAAGCGACTTCGGATGCAGAATGACCGCGACAGCCTTAGCCTGCGAAGCAGACAGGTCATAAGCGTTCGAGTTCTGCGCGTTCGACAGGAAGTGATCCGTGATAGCCGCCTCCGGAATGCGTGCGGTCTTGACGATGCGAGCACCGTTAATCTCCCACAGCAGACCCTTAGCGAAGTCACCATTTCCAGCCGCGAAGTCACGAGACAGCAGCTTGTTGTTATTCAGAAGCGTCTGGAAGCGAGTCGGACGAACGAAGACAACCAGCTCTTCAACCGGAACCTCTTCCTCTTCCATCTGCACCAGAATGTCCGTGATGGCCTGAGCCAACTTGTCCGGATCATCCTCGTCACCAGCAGCCGCAAGAACCTTGTTCTTACCAGCACCGATCGACTGCTTCGCAGGATTACCATCACCCAGAACAGGAGCCGCAGCGAGCGAACCCTTAATGGCCATGATGATGAACGCCTGATCGAAGAACTTGCCGATCTCCTTACCGTGATCCTGAGCCAGCTCCATACGAACATCAAAGTGCGTCTGGAACTCATTCAACATAGAACGGTTATCGCGTGCAAGAACAACGGTATCGACAGTCAGCTGAACCTTACCGAACGGAGTCGGGTCAGCAGGCGGACGAACACCGGGCTGCAACTTCTTAAGCGTGGTCTTACCCACGCGGTTATTGACAATAGTATCCGTGTTACGGACGGGCCTGATCTTGACATACTGCCGCATGATGGACGACTTAGCGAACTGAGATTCAACCTCACCGCCATACTCATCGATCATCAGGTCTGTGTCAAGATCAGAAAGGTCCGGACCCGGGATCGGGTACGACATGCAATTCTCCTCTTAGCTAAAAGAGTCAGCACATACCACATTCATGATGCATGCCGACTTGTTATTCCATATAGGGAGCTTACAGCCCCTGAGACGCACCTGCCTTACGACGAGCCCTGATATCATTGAAGTAACTAGCTGGCTTGCGCTGCTCATTACCTTCGTGCATCAACTTAAGATACTCAGTACGCCCCAGCGGAGCGCCTGTCGATACAACAGAGTTATCACCCTGCAATAGCTTAGTAGTACCTAGACCCTTGTTCTTAGGATCAGCCTCATACAAAGACTTAAGATCGTTAGCGGCATGCTTAGCCGAGCGACCACCGGCCTCAAAGCCAGCCCTAAGATCGTCAAGCTCCGCAGCGAACTTCGGGTCTTTGGACGCCTTAGCTTTGGCCCACTTAGTGACCGCACTCAGGTTCTCTTCACTGCCCATAATCCCAATGGCAACTTCCTTGACGGCAGCAACACGTTGAGCACCAGCATTGTAGTAGGCTTCGATTCCAGTCTTAGCCAACTGGAACTTGGCAGGACCAAGGCGGCTCTTGAGCACGTCCCAGTCGATGTCCTTGATGTCCTCCGACTGTAGCGCCTTAGCGAAGATCGCGTTAGCTTCTACAGGGGATACATTCGATTCCTTGAGTAGATCGATGACTGCCTGTCCCGTCGCATCAGGCATAGTAACGTAAGCTTCTTTCCAGCTTTCGTCCTGCGGCTCATCATTCGTTGCATCATCAGTCTTCTCAACCTGTTTCTCAACAGTCTTATCTACAGCCTTCTCAGACGGACCCTTCTTTACAGGTGTGCCGTGCTCTTCGTTATCTCCACCATCTTCAACCGGGCGCTTACCAAGGCCCTTGTCTTCTGGTGCAGCCACTCCATTAGAGTTCTGGCTGTCCGGGATCGCAGTCTGGTCTGCGCCCTGTGAGTTAGTCGTCATGTTATTCCTCTCTCATTGCCTGTTTACTAGCCTCAGCCATCGCACCGTTCTGGCCTTCCTGAGCAATCAAGTCCTGTTGCTGCTGCTGCATAGCAGCGGCCTCAGCCTGCATTTCCTCATTGGTCTTCGTAAACTGTTTGTAGTCCACTTGACGGTTAGTACCGATCACACGCATAAAGTCCGGCATCTTCATGGCTGCTCTCACATCCTCTGGAACCGTATTCAGCATGCCAAGATCGGCCATGAACATTCGCAAGTTATCAAGCTCGCCTGCACGCGAAAGAGAATCCATACCGGTGATGATCTTAGGCTTGATGCCTGCCTGCAAGCCATCGAACTTGATCTGGTCAAGAACAATGTTAGCAGTCGGCTGCTGCCACATATGGGCAAGCCTAGAGTAGATACCACCATTAGAAGTCTCGAGTTCGTTAGCAGACATCCTAATCTCTTCTGCCGTAACGCGCTCTGCCTGACGGGTCAACTGAGAGTTAAGAAGGAAAGCCTGAGCAATCTGTCTTTCATACCGTTCGATCATGCTAGAGATAAACTGTGCGTCTGATTGCTTATCCATCTGAATAGGCGTAACGTCACCTTCCTTACCGGGATGGTACGTACCAGTAGCAGCCTTGTTCAACTCAACGACATTCAACTGACTTAGTGGATTAACCAGCCACTTGATGTCCGACATGACAGCAGCGATATTAAGCAGGGCTCGCGATAGAGTATTGACACCATGGAAAGCACCAGCGTATTCTGCCACTAGGCCACGTCCATAGTCCTCGCCACGGGCAAGGTTCCACACGAGCGGAATCCAAGGAAGTGTTTCTTTAGTCCAAACGTTGCCAGTAGTGTCCAGCATAGTATTGTTAGCCTGCTGATACACATAGTAGCGACCGTCATCTTCCAAACGGACAAGTGTGTAGATTTCCACATCACTATCATCGTCGATGTTATTCGACCTGTCATTACGCAGAGCAGCCTGAATAGCTGGGGCGAACGTAGCGAAGGACTTTATCTCCCTCGTCATCAGCTCGACCAACCCACCAGAAATGTCCCTGCAAATACAGTAGTCATTAATCGAGTAACACTGCACAGCCTTGCCCTCAGGATGGAACATCAGCGCGTTGCCCGACACAATCAATAGCTTTGCAGCATGAATTGCAACCGGTCGATACGCCACGAAGTCCATGTAGTCCTGAGCCTTCTTTTCTGTAGAAGCTAGCTGCTCTTCCATAATAGCCATGGCCTGAGCAACCTGTGACGCAGCAGCGTCCGGGCTCTGTGCTTGTTGCATAATGGCTGCTGTAGCCATCTGCTTCATCTCTTCCGGAACATGCAATCTAAAGAACATGCTCTGGGGAGGGAATAGCGTAGTCACCACTCGGTTAGACAAGTGATTAACTGCTTGCGCTCCAATACTGTCGTTAGACACTTGAAGCTCCATGTTCTGCACACTGTCCCTCGGAATGAGGGTCGGCAGAGTCCACGCGCTATAGTCCCTTGCAAGGGAGAGGATAGACGATCGCTTAAGCTCTAGCTGTCCCCAACGTTGCTTTAAGTCTTTAGTCTTAGTGACCCTGACCGATGCAGCCATTAGAGACCGATAGAATTAGAAGCTGAACGACGCTTGCGCTTCAACGCAATGTCTGAGTATTCCTCTTCGTCCCGCACATTGTTACGGACAGCCGTAGCGCCGCGTCCTGCATAGTTTGCACCAGCAGCACCCTTAACTACAACAGACTGTCCCGGCTGACCGGCAGGCTGTGCAGCACTGCCACTCGTTGCAGTCTGCGAGGCTCCAGTATTCGCAGGACCGGCAGCCTTCTCAGCTTCCATGTCCTCAAAAATCTGAGCCATACGTTCCTTCTTACCAGACGGAGCGCACATTACAGTCCCACCGCAGCAGTGATCGTCTTACGCTTGCGCTTATTGATGTCAGAGTAATCGTCTCCGCCGACAGTGTTCCGCACATTTCGCGTACCCTTGCCACCGTAACCCTTAACTGTAACACCGGGAGCAACCTGCCCACTTGCAGGCTGTGCACTACCGCTAACAGCGACCTGAGCAGCACCCGCTTTGGAGGATGCACCGGCCTTGTCTTCACGGTAGGTCGTCGCCTCTTCGCTATCACCTAGCGGAGCGACTCCCTTCGACATGCGAACTTGATCGAACACATCGGTCATACTTCCCTGTTCACGGGGAATAGCACACATTATTTATTCTCCTTATATCAGGCTAGTCTTACCCAAGTTACCTAGGGAGTTACCTGATACCCGTCGCTGCACGTTGCCGCCTTCGACTCTGGCATCACCAGCTCCACCCGTCTCATCTTGCTTATTAGTCCCTAGCCTCACGACAGCTGCGGGGTTCCTGCTAACAGGAGCCTCGATAGCGCGTTCAGGAACTTTAGCCGCAGGAGGCGGTGTAGCCTTAGCTTGCTTACCCATGACCATACTACCCACTGCCGAAGCAGCGGTGAGGCCCATCATAATCATACTAACAGGTTCACACATCACAGCTCCTTAACAAGGCATACTCCCGAAGGATCAAAGCCAAGTTTGCTATAGAGCCTTGTAGCTAGATCGTCATTGATCCCTAGAGTGCTGCCAGCATAAATCTTGACAGCACCGCGATCACGACACTCTCCCACAAACTCACTGATGAGACGGGCAGCCAACAGACCACCACGTCTAGCCTTAGTGATATACAACAGAAACTCTGCTGCCTCTAAACGAGAACTATACCAAGGTTGACTAATCGCACCCATCATGACACAGGTAAACCTACCATCTTCTCCAAGCACACTGTCCTCGGTGATAACGATACCACCATGGTTAATGAGCGTAGTTAGATACTTGGTTGTGTGTACAGGATCGGGGATCACATCATCGAAACGAGAACGTTCCTCTGTAATCTCTTCCAGAAGTGGAAGCAGGTATGGGATATCATCAACGGAGCATGCGCGTAGCATTAATATCTCCTAACATTTCGGATTGATGCTTGTGCTGCTCAAGGTATTTCAGTACCTCTTCACATCCAGCTTGAAACATGATCTCATTGATCTCTGTCGTAGGCTTGATGTCTAAAGGTCTGAACACAGTCCTAAGCTTAACAAGCAACTCATTACTGATGCTGGCTATTGGTTGCGCTTGCATTCTTCACCGGATTGATGATAGCTTCATACAGGTTGTTCTCTTTCAAGAACGACACTAGAACAGGAGGCAGCGGTTGATCCCGAGCTACGAAGTTAATCGCTTGCTCAAGTTTGGATTCATCTGATAGTTCAATGTAAGACATCTGTATCTCCAACCGTTGTTCCATATAGGGAGCAACCGCTGGAGACCAGATCAACCGAAGAAGTATTCAGCCTTTAGAACATCAGATAGAATAAGGTCGCCCTTCTTAGGCATGTCAGGAACCTTAGCCCCACACGCCAGAAGAATTTTCCGGAAGTTATCCAGAGGATCGTTATGCTCATACATGTCAACGAACGATTCTCGAATTGCCTGATGCATCTTAGCAGTGTTTGCACAATGCGAACCGTAGTCGTCATGAATAAGTGCGAAGTCCTGAACACCAAGCTCTCTAGCCCGACGCACCGTCATACGCAAATGAGTAGCATCCATACTGTGCACAAAGTTCGGAGCGATGCCGAGCCTCTGCTTGTTCTTGTCTAGGATGTCCGTATGGTTGCCGATCCTGATCTGGAACCTGCCAGCAAGCTGAGTGTTGATCTTGATAGTCTCAATCACTGTGCTGTGCTGATAGGCAACGAACCCGTCGGGCGTCTTCCATGCCAAGGGCTTGTTCACCTTGTTCATGGCAGAGGCACACTTCTGTAGCCACTCCATAGCTTCCGTAGCAGCGATCACTACTTCACCGATTGCTGCCCACATATGACTAGTCAGCCAGACTGCCGCTTTGAACCCTTCGTTCTTACCGAAGAAGTCCTTGTCTTTGTCCAGCACCGCTTGAAAGATGTAGGCTGTGCACGATTGCCTAGTAGACCCATACGGTAGCGTCATGACTGGTCGCTTGGCTGTCTTACGATCAATGCCAAACGCCATCCACAATGGAGCGTACTTAAGTGTCGCCAGTCTGTATGCGTTTAAAGCTCTAGCGTCGGGAGTATCAAGAACGGAGGGTACTGCTTGTAGTGCAGCATCCATAGAATCACCAACGCGTCGCTTAGTGACTTCGGCAACTTCTCGATACACATCGTTAGGAGTCTTCGATGGGACAAGGTTCGTGGCCGTTCCGCCCACCAAGTCTCTGAGCATAGCACTGAAGTTTTGGAGTCCGTTACATGATCCATCAAGACCATTAGCGAGATAGGACACGAAAGTACCCGCAGCATTTCCTCCTCTGATCCAGCTGTCCAGATTGGCGTACTCGATGAGGAAAGCGAGAAACTGGTATGGCTTATCTGCCTCAGCCCAGACTTCTGTAAAGTTGAGAGGATCGTTACCCGCCGATACAAATTGTGCATGTCGCTCTTCGACCCAAGCAACGCGTCCGTCATAGCTGTCCTTGTCATAGCCATAACGATTGGCACCGAGAATCTTAAGCTCTCGAACCCCGGCATCTGTGAGTTCCATACCACGCTTGAAGCACAGTATCCCTTTAGCGAGGTCTGGTCCTTGTGGAGAGAAACCCGAGGTAGCTGAATAGATGCGTCCTCTTGAGTCGGCATGCCAAACGTACCAAAACCCATCTTCTGCAACGAACTGACTCGCCATCCTAATGATTCTTGATACTTGGAAGGATTTGCTGACACGCTCTTTATCAGCTGTATAAAGTGCTGATGCCTCCATCTTCCAGTTGAGGAAAGAGTCTCTGTCATCGTCACTGAGTTCGTCCTTGTTTCTGTCCTTACCAATAGGTGAAGGAGGGATTGCGATCTTCTCACTTCCGGGCATACCAATACGCAGGTTGTTCGTCCAAACGTATTGAGCAATCTCAAGCACCTTGCGGTTAACCTGCCACTGCGTCTCCTGAGCGATGTTGATCGACTCCATTACACGAGTCCAGTCGATACCGTCCTGCTGCTTCTTAGTTAGCTTCGTCTTGATCATAGGCGTAACCTGTCTAAGCTGAGGGCTGTAGTATCCGCCCTGCCTAGGACCAGTCCATGGATCAGGAGCAATCAAGCAAGGAGCGCGCTCAGGATACAAGAACATGCGAGTATGCTCATGCTTCTTCACCCACTCCAGTGCGAACTCAGTCGGACGGATAGCAGGGATCAACCTACCGTTCTTGAACACCTCAGACTTCTGGATCAGGTCTGTGTGAGTAAGAACGATATCGATCAGCTTAGTGCCGACTTCCACTCGCTCACGACTAGACCACGCGATCCATCCGTGCTGATGCTCATTGGCCTTATGAGTGAGAACCCGATGCATGTAGCGATAGTCTTTGCTACCCTTACGTTTGAAGTCGTCAATGATAGTTTCGTAGTAATCGCTGTGGGTCTCGGCAAAGCGGGAGAACCTAAGCTCGTCCTCAACCATCTTACCAATATTGGACGCGAGTTGTGCAACACCAGACTCCATCATGAAACTATTGAAGATACACTTAAGAGCGATGAACATGCAGTTCTCTGGCTTAGCGGCACGAAGAAGAACCCGGGTACGAGCTTGCTTGCCCGGTGTGTTCTTCTCCAGCCACTCTTCACATGCAGCCATGAGAGGGAGCATGAACTCTTTCATAAGCCGGCGACTGTAGTCTAGCTCAGCGCCACGTCCATCCTTCTCAGCATTACGCTGTCCAGTCAGATAGTTCCTAGCACCGATATTCACCATGCTTTGTTCAAGCTCTAGCTGCCTCTCGATGGTCATGCTTTCTCCTTCTTAGCCGCTATTCGTTTCTTCTTGGCTTTGACAGCCCGATACACTTTCTTCTCGTCCGCAGTCTTGTGGCTCGGATACACTAGACCTGTCCGGTCCTCCTTGTGATGTATCCAGTATAACAGGAGGGCACCTAGGTAATCCTCGTGCGCTGCGCCACGACGACCCCGTGTCACAAGGTTCTTGATCTTCCCCTCGATCCCT